CAAGAATGGGCCCTTTTTGACTAATTAATCAGTCGATGTAATTTACAAGAACGCGGCGATTAACTCAGCAGTGGTAGACAGAATTTCACCATCTCCAATGAGTTTTCCCAAAGTAGATGAATTGCCACCGACATTATGATCAACTGTCGTGGAATCTTTAGAACGAAGATTCTTAAATGAAGAGACAACGCGACCAACACCCTCAGTATCAGAAGGTATTGACATGTTCCTATTAAGTGCTTGTCCCTGAACTTCAAAATGACATCGAACTTCCCATTCAAAATTTTCACCAGGATAGCCAGTGATAGCAATCCCCTGTCTAGCATAAGCATCAGCAGTAGCGGGAACTTGGGCCATTCCAGTGGAATCGAAGTCATAAACGAAGCAGTGATTTTCATCATCATACTTCTGAAACAGCAAGTCATTTTGATCTTCAATCATTCTAGTAATACAAAACCAGGAGCGATTGAACATATGTTGTTTATAACCAGAACACTTGGTTATTTCTTCGCCAGTGTAACCATTTAAAGAAGCACCGGCAGGTCGTATCTCACAACCGTATGAAACACCAGACATGTTAAGCTGAGTGCCTGTATATCTGACTCTCAACCCGAGAGCAACTATTCTTCCAGTAATTGGTATACCATTACCTTCAGTTTGTGTGTTAAATCTTGACCAAGAAAACTGTGATGTAGATGTGGCAAACCCGAAAGCAGTAGGATTAGGATCTCCATCAAACACTTGTTGGATAGAACTAGATGAGCATTCTTGATTGGAGAAAAAGACTCCGTTAGTATCGTTTGTCATCATAGCTGCAGGGATGACACAAACCCAACCAGCCCCATTACTGTTGATTATACCAGTACCACGACAATAAGATTGATGTCGTTCAACAATAACTGGTGGAAAGGTCGGTATTGAAACAGAGTTTTGCAAAAAAGGATCGGCATAAACGCGAGCGAACCCTTCTGTGTGTGGGTTTTTAGAAAAAGCATAACCCAAACCTTTGTTAACAACATTATTATAAAATTGAGGACCATTGCGGGAACGAATGGTTTTAGTTTTCTTTTTTGTGTTGTTATTTTTCTGGACATTGCTTTGTTTGCGGCTCAAAGCACGAATAAGTTTCTTTTCTTTTTTAGTAATTTTTTCCATGAAATCGTGTGTGTGCGGTGATGGGCATTACCATCATACTCAACTTGTGAATACGTGTGTGAGATACACTATAGTAATATATACAACTCAATGCAGGGATACTACCTCAAAATTGTGTGTTTGTGTGTTGTGTGTTTGAGTAAGACTCCTCTTTATATACAATCGCAAAATTTATTGCAATTATGTACAACTGCCCTGCAATGGGGCAGTGGAGAATTAGCTATATTCTCCATACTCAGTCTTCAAAATCTTCTGAGTAACAATATGCGTGTATGAACAAGGAACTGTGAGCTCTTCGATGAACGAATAGAAGTCATGCAATTCTTCACGAGTGATAGTATAACGCTGGAAACACCACTCTTCGAAAGCTTCGGCCAGTACAGGCTCATCAACCATTTGAGCTGAAAGATCAACTTCCCAATCTTTCAGTGTCTTGGGAACGTATGGTTTTTTACGTCCACATGTGCGAACAAATTTTTTATGGAAAACTTTTCCCAAAGGAGTGTTAGTTACCACCCCAATTCCCAAAAACTGTTGTTCAAGGAAATCTTCGACTGGAAAATCATCTTCAGTGGCTACAGACAAGTCATTACAGATTTTCCCAAATTTTAGGACCCATGTCAACAAAGGGGTCCAAACATAAGTGTCGGAACCAGTTCTCAAAAAAGTGCCTTTCAAGAAGGTCGAAGAACTAATGGAACGATGTATTTTGATCTTCGGTATTATCCCAAAGTCAGTATATTTTTCAGTTAGAAAGGCAGGCAAATTGTCAAGAGAAACATTCTGGTAACACATTTCAGTCATGATGGCGGTCATCATTTGTATATTGACATAAGAATTACATTGGGTAGTAGCGGGTCTACCACTATGCATAAAATCCCATTCCCAAGGTTTAAATTTTTCACCTTTAGAATCTCTAAGTTTTGAAAGATTGGTACGAACTGTTTTGCCTTCTAATTTCGTTTTTACATACATTTTGTTGTATTTGATTTGTTCCATCTCATCCCTAAAAACACGGTAACCAAAATAATCCATCAATTCATAGAAATGTTTCTCAGTTCATAAGATTGAGTCCTATCATAACGAGTAAAATCAACTTCTATATACACAATCTGATCATCAATAAAAAGTGAGATCCAAGTGTCGTCACCCATGATCATTGCACGCCAGTGTTCTTTAACTAAAGGTCTTATGTTTGCAAATTGTGTTAAGGTCTTCGGGGTACTGCCGGAAGCAAAATAAATTGTTGGAGTCATTTTGTTGTCGAGATATATTGGTTCATTTGGATTGAACATTTGTTTCATACAATGTGAGATAAGATACAAAGAGGTACCCCATCTTGCATTCAACCATGCACAGTTGAATATAATTCTGCCCTTGAAGGGATAATGTAAAAATTCATCAGTTTTTAACATTATATGGATGTCTTGAACAGCAGCAGCATTCAAAAACTTTCGTCTCTTTTTCTTGACTACTTTCCCTTTCGGAGTATTAGTAGTGCCTATTATGTTTTCAACAGTCACTACTTCATCAGCATATTTTTCATTGTATTGAGCCAATATTTGTCGTTGTTTTGGGGTTAAATGTACATTTTCGTAATATTCCACAAGTGCACGTTCTTCTGGTGGTGTTAACATATCACGGAATGTACTCATTTGAAGTTTGAAATAGTCACGATAATGCATACAATCGCGCAACAATTCACGACCTCTCTCGTTAACAACTCCGTTAGGCACTGA